TAAAAAGGAGCAGGCAGCAAGGCAGTGCAAGAAATTATAATCCGCTGGCAAAGCTTTAAAAGGAGGTGAGGGCAATGAGTGGATTAACAAATAAGTTGTTTGGCACACCTGCAACTGAGGTTCCTAAGGTAGCGGCAGCGGCTACAGATGTAAGCGGTAGGATGGACGGGACAAGCGCACTTGACCAGCAGCGCAAAAACAAGAAGAAATTTAACTTCGCAGCAACACAGGGCAGCGTGACCAGCGGCGAAACATTCGGGGTGTAAGCGATGAAAACAGATGTAATGAAACTTGAAGAAGCAAAACGCATACACGACGAACTGTTCAACGCTAAGGATTACCAGAACTGTCTTGTAATGTGGCGCCGTATCCAGCAGTATCAAATACCTTTTTTAGGTGAGCTAGCCGGACGGGACAAGATGATAAAGCGTGATGCAGGGATTATCGACGGGACAGCGTGGAGAGCAGCGCAGATATTTGCCGGAGGTATGACGAACGGATCTGTTCCCCAAACTGTGGAATGGTTTGATCTGCAGTCACGTTTCGCAGAGGATGACCAGACCCTGAAAGCTATTTTGCAGGACCAAAGGGATACGATTAATAAAGCGCTTAACGCCAGCAATTTCTATTCATCGATTTACAGCGCTAATCTTGAACTTTCCTTTGGGCAGTCTCCGCGCGGGAGTTTCTTTATTCCGGAGCGAGGTATGGTGTTTGAAAATTATTCTATTGGCTCATACGCTTACGCACTAGATCCGTGGCAGGAAGTAACGCATTTTGCAGTCAAGAAGGAAATGAGCTTATCTAAGATAGTAAGTAAGTTTGGGCTTGAAGCGCTGCCTGAAAAGCAACAGCAGGAGTACAAGGACGGCAAAAACAGCGGCCGCCTTATGAAAGTCTACTGGCTTATGACTAAGAATCCTGCTTATGACAATAAGGCGTTAGGACCAAAGGGAAAACGCTATGTGTCGCTTTATTGGCTGGACTGCAGCGATAAGGAATTTATCCATGTAGGAGGCTTTGAAACCTGTCCGATTACAATAATGCGTTATCTTGCTATTCCTAATAGCGATTATGGCATTGGTCCCGGCTGGTTTGCAGACAGCGACAACAGGGTGATGTTTGACTTACTTAAAGCTGCAGCAGGAAATATGGAGCTGTTTTATAATCCGGCACTGCAGGTTCCTACAGGTACTGACCCAGATTACAGGCCTGGTGCTATAACAGAGGTAGATATGCAGCTTGGAAAAGTCCAGTCGCTGTTTGACATAGCGCCGGTGTTCGACAAAGTGTATGATATGGCGGCAATAAGAGAAGATAAAATCAACGCAGCCTATAATACAAATCTGTTTGCGATGCTTGAACAGCAGAAGTTTGATAATACAGGTCGTACAGCTTACGAATGGAGTTTGAGGCAGCAGGAGAAGATGCAGCAGCTAACACCGGTAGTTACACGTATTAACACAGAGGTACTGAGCCGTGATATAAAACGGATCTATGGTATTTATACGCAAAACGGTGTTTTTGAAATGCCGCCTGAATACGACGGTA